GCCTAATCACCTTGCATCCGATGATGAGATTGAACCTCGCGTTATACGGTACGGCCTTAGTTACTGGCTACTCCGTGTACTCGTCATTGAAGAAGGTTGGACTCAGAGCAAGAGTCTCAGCCTTGTGTGAACTACTCGCTAGTGAACCGGATATTTCGCCGGACCTGGCTCGAGATGCGTTTACACAAACAAACGTTGACCCGGTGTTCCCTACCGTTGGTCACACGCACCCCTCCGCTGCCTCAGCGAGGACTGCGGCTACTAATTTTGCTAGTTCCATGGCTGCCTACACAGGCGTGGGACTATACATCATTGGCATGTCGAAGTCAGATCAACGCAAGAATTGGCGTGGATCAAGGCAGTGGTACTGGGCTAAGGACACGAATGCGGAGAATCGGGCTGATTCACCACGACGCGATGACATTGAGTACATCTGTGACGTGGATTACTACCTGGATATGCCAGCACTTTTGGCAGAACGTAGTAAGCCTACTCTCCTATATACCGTTGTCCCGGAGACTGCGGCTAGTACGTTGGACGACTCTTCATTGTTTTTCACTGAGGATGGCGCACTATGTACAATGGTCGCAGGGGGAGGAATGTACCACCACTTTTTGTGGAATTACGCCTCTGACAGCATCATCACTTTTGGCGGTACTTGGTTTGCACCTCGTGTCACCACTTATGCTGTTGAGAGGAAGCAAGTTGTTACGAACAGACAGCTGGTCTTGTTAACACCAATCAAGGTGTTTACGGGACTGTCTGCCTACCTCGCAGCCATGTTACTCCAAGGTCGAATGCTTACACGCATTAAACCTATTGTGCATGGCAAGAGTGGCGCTGCTTATGTAAGGTTTGCTGTACACACTAAACATGAAACCCTGATGACCACTGGTCTTCCTGGATCCATGTTGTGTGCAACCATTCCAGAACATGTTGACTCAGCATTACATGAAGTCGCTGCGATTGGCTCCACCCCAATCCAGATTCCAACTGTCGTAAGTTGGATATCTGGTACGGATGCCAGTGGAGACACACGCCTACGCGACCGAACTGCTGCAGTTATGCTAACAACTTATTTGCGTGATTGCACTAGGAAACCAGCTTATGTGGTTTTCCCAGTCGATCAGGGGGTCCGAGCATACCAATACGAACCAGAAAACTATGACCCTGAAGCAAAGCCCAAGTTGCAAGCTTTCATGTCTCCCATTGTCC